ATTTATGGAGATGTGTTTGAAGGAAGTGTTCCAACTAAAACAGCTTCTATTCCTACTTATGGATCAGCAGCAGCTGCTGAAACAGATATATCATCCCTACCATCAAACGCAGCACTGGCTGCAGCGCTAGGTTCAACAAATGTTTCTTCTGTATTAGATCAACTTATTTCATCAAATGAAATAACAAATAGAAATAGAGGAATGGAAGTAAACGAAAATTTTATTGACAGAGGTAATCCGAATAATGATCTAAGAGTTGCGTCAGAAGAAATGGGATTAGTTGGAAGAATACCAGATAGAAATAGAGGTCAGATATCTCCTTTCACAATTCAAGAAGTTGCTTCAGCATTAGGTAGACCAAACATGGCAGACATTGCTAATACAGTTTCTAAAGACAATTCAATATCGGTTGAAGATTTTACTTCTCCAAGCAAAATAGGTGATTTTGCTGTTACTGCTGCGGAAGCTCTAGCAAATCAAACAGGAATGATAGATGGACCTCCAAGTATTTCAATGGCTAAAGATCCAAATGTACAAGATCCGTTTGGTGGTAAATACACTCCTTCTTTTGAAAAACAAAATTTAACTGGTTTAGAATCTTTAGCTAACAAAATCAAAGGATATGATTTTAAAAATGCAATATCTCCAACAAGTATAGCAAAAGGAGTTGTAGGAAGTAAAATTGCAAGTGCATTTGGTATACCTGGAGCTATAGGTAGTTTTGCTCTTAATCAATTAACAAAATCACCAACTACTAAAAAATCACCAACTGTTAAAAAATCACCAACTGTTAACAAAAAAAGTTTAAGAGAAAAATTAACAGGATATAAAACTCAAAGTGGGTATGAACAAGCTAAATCTGACAGACAAGCCCAAAATAGAGCAGACAAAATGGTTGATAGAATTAATTCAGGTAAAACAACTAGAAGTAATCCAAGAGATGCTGGTAAAACTAAAGCTCAAAAAGATAAAATCTCCGCAGCAATACAAGATTCATACAGAGGCGGCGGCGGTGGCGGTGGTGGCGGTGGTTGTTTCTTAAAAGGAACTTTAATTACAATGTTTGATGGTTCTAAAAAACCAGTAGAGCAAGTTGATCTAGGAAATAAAGTTGCAGTAGGTGGTAAAGTATTTGCAACAGGTAAATTCTTGGTTGAAAATTTACACGACTATAAAGGTATTCAAGTATCTGGTAGTCACATGGTTAATGAAGATAATACATGGGTTAGAGTTGAAGATAGTAAGCACGGTAAATCACTAGGTGATGATGAACATGTTGTATATGTATTTGGTTCTGAAAATAGAAGAATTTTAATTAACGATATTTTATTTACTGATTACTTTGAAGTTAAAGATCAAGAACAACTTTTAAAAGAAAAAGATAAATTTTTTGATAATTGGAAAACGTTTGCAATTAACGAAGATAGTAGTAACGTCAATACCCTAAATGCAAATTGAAAAATGGAATTTAAACAAACACTATTTAACTATTAGTAAATGGTGTAAAGAGCACAAATGGGACTTACCTATTCCAAAAGAGATGTTACCTCCATTAGGTGTAATAATAATAGAAGAAGAAGAAAAAATTTGTGCGGCTGGATTGTATGTAGATAAAAAAGCTAAATTTGGATTTATGTATGGTATATTTTCAAATCCAAAAACAAGTAAAATAAAGTTATTTAAAGCTATGAAATTGTGTTTAAAAGAAATCGAAAAACAAGCAACAAAAAATAAATTAGGAATGGTATACACTATTACAGGAGAACCTTCTTTAGATAAATTATATACTAAACACATGGATATGAAATTATGTGAAAAAGATGTAAAATCATATGTTATGAATTTAAATAAAAAAAAATACAAAAATTTAGACTGGATATCTTAATATGAAAGAAATAAAATTTAACCCAACTATTGGAAGACTAGTTGTAGTTCCTAATATAAATTCAGAGCCCACACCCGACGATCCGATAGCAACTCAAGAAGAAATATTACAATTTGCAGCCGACACTGAATATGAAACTACCTATAACCCCCAAATGCTCAATGAAGTAATTGACAGTTTGACAGTAAAAGAAACACCTGATAGTACTACTATTGAAGAAGGTGTTGAATCCATAACAGAGAAGGTATAGAATAGCATATGGCTGAAATAGATAAATCATTACCCAATACTGCGACTGAAGTTGAAATTCCAGAAGAAGAAATAGTAGATGCTACAGAAGCAGTTACTGATACTTCAGGAGAAACAGAAGTACAGTTAGATGAAGATGGTGGTGCAACAATTAATTTTGATCCAACAGCTACTGCTCTTGAAGGTGGTGAACAACATGATGCAAACTTAGCAGAATTTTTAGAAGACAAAGTATTAGATCCTTTAGCCTCTGAGTTAATGGATAAATATTCTACATACAAAGAAACTAGAGGAGATTGGGAAGAAAGTTATAGAGAAGGTTTAAACTTACTTGGATTTAAATACACAACTAGAACAGAACCTTTTAAAGGAGCAAGTTCAGTTACTCACCCAGTACTAGCAGAAGCCGTTACTCAGTTTCAAGCACAAGCTTACAAAGAATTACTACCAGCAGATGGTCCGGTTAGAACTCAAATTTTAGGAGACATCAATGTTCCTAAAGAAGAGCAATCTAAACGTGTTAAAGATTTTATGAATTATCAAATAATGGATCAGATGAAAGAGTATGAACCAGAGTTTGATCAAATGTTATTTTACTTACCTCTATCGGGATCTACTTTTAAAAAAGTTTATTACGATGATTTATTAGGTAGAGCCGTAAGTAAATTTATACCAGCCGAAGATATAGTTGTTCCGTACTCTGCTACCTCATTGGAAGATGCGGAAGCAATTATTCATATGGTTAAAATGTCAGAGAATGATTTAAGAAAACAAATGTATTCTGGTTTTTATAAAGAAGTAGAACTAGGAGAACCTCAATTAAAACAAGATAAAATAAAAGAAAAAGAATTAGAGCTTGAAGGAATTAAAGCTAACACTTCTGAAGACATGTACACAGTTTTAGAAATGCATATAAATTTAGATTTAGAAGGTTACGAAGATATGGATGAAGAAGGTGAAGAGACAGGAATTAAATTACCTTATATTGTAACTATTGATGAATCTAGTAATGAAATTTTATCTATTAGAAGAAACTATGGTGAACAAGATCCTCTAAAAAAGAAAAAAGATTATTTTGTACATTTTAAATTTTTACCAGGAATGGGTTTTTATGGTTTAGGTTTAATTCATATGATCGGTGGATTAAGTAGAACTGCAACTGTTGCATTAAGACAATTATTAGATGCTGGAACTTTGGCTAACTTACCTGCTGGTTTTAAAACTAGAGGGGTTAGAATGAGAGACGACGCTCAACCTTTACAACCTGGAGAATTTAGAGATGTCGACGTTCCAGGTGGAAATATTAAAGATCAATTTATGCAATTACCATTTAAAGGACCAGACCAAACACTACTCCAGTTAATGGGTATTTGTGTTACCTCTGCTCAAAGGTTTGCAAGCATCGCCGATTCTCAAGTAGGGGATATGAATTCACAAGCCGCTGTTGGAACTACTGTTGCATTATTGGAACGTGGATCGCGGGTTATGTCAGCAATACATAAAAGATTATATGTAGGACTTAAAAATGAATTTAAATTATTAGCAGATGTATTTAAAACTTATCTACCCCCTGAATATCCTTATGATGTTCCAGGAGCGAGCAGGAATGTTAAGGTTGCAGATTTTGATGACAAGATAGATATCTTACCTGTTGCTGATCCTAATATTTATTCTCAAACACAAAGAATTTCTATGGCACAAGCACAATTACAATTAGCTCAATCTAATCCTAAAATGCATAATATGTATCAAGCCTATAGATCTATGTATGAAGCGTTTGGTATAAAAAATATAAATGCAATTTTACCACCCCCACAACCACCACAACCAATGGATCCAAGTTTAGAACATATTATGGCTATAAGTGGTAAACCTTTTCAAGCGTTTCCAGGACAAGATCACAAAGCACACATAGATGCACACTTAAGTTTTATGTCTATCTCTATGGTACAAAATAATCCAATGGCAATGATGTCATTGCAAAAAAATATACTAGAACACATCAGTTTAATGGCACAAGAACAAATTCAATTAGAGTATGTTGAAGAAATAAAAGAAATGCAAATGATACAACAGCAAATGCAACAAATGGGACCTATGATGCAAAATCCACAAGCAATGCAACAAAATCCACAAGCAATGAAAATGCAACAACGTATTCAACAACTAACGTCTATGATGGAATCAAGAAAAGCAGTGTTAATTGCAGAAATGACTATGGAATATGCTAAAGAAGAAGACAAAATTAGTAGTGAAGTAGGTGGTGATCCATTATTAAAACTAAAATCAAGAGAATTAGACTTAAAAGCTAGAGCGGATCAAGATAGAACCGACAATAACACAGCAAGACTTGACTTAGACACTATGAGAGCTATGATGAACGACCAACAACACGATGAAAAGCTAGAACAAAATGAAGAATTAGCTGAAATGCGTGCAGGAGTTTCAGTTATCAAACAAGAAATGGCAGATGAAAGTAAAAGAAACGATTTTGGTAGAAACTTTAAAAAAAATTAAGTATAATATAAATAAGGAGAAAACATTATGAGCAAAGATTGGCAAAGAGGATCAACTTTTATGAATGACGACGTCAAGATCGAAAAAGAAATTGGCTGTGGTTCAGATGGTTACCCAACAGGCGGTAAAACTATAGAAATGACTAGTGGTACTGAAACACAGACTGTGACTGTTAGAGGAACTAAAGCAATGAGAGCTGACAAAAAACCTGTTAAGGCTAAGTGGTACTAAATGTGGTTATCGGCAATTAAATTAGCCGTTT